ATGGAGAGTTAAAGACTCTTTTATCCTTGGTTGGTTTTAAGGGTAGGGATCTTGTTGTTGCTTGGGCTGTTGCCAAGAAAGAGTCTAATGGACGACCTTTAGCATTCAACGGAAATCACAAGACAGGCGACTCCTCTTATGGAGTCTTTCAAATAAATATGATCGATGGCTTAGGCCCAGACCGTAGAACTAGGTTTGATCTTGAGTCTAATGCTGAACTATTCAACCCAGTCAAGAATGCTGAAATAGCATATTATATGACAAATGGTGGAGATGATTGGTCCTCATGGAAGGGTATTACCCCAAGGACCAAGTTTTGGATGAGTAAGTTTCCTAACTAATAGAGTTTATAGGGACTGCCACTTTAGGTAGTCCCTATATTCTCCATGATGAATAACCTTTGAATCTACCCACCAATCTTCGTGGAAAGATCTTTGCACTAAAGAATATCCAAAAGAATCAAGTATCTCTCTTTGGGCATCCCGAATACTTGTATTTCTCCAGTACATATTTGCGTCATGCTCAAAGGTAATTAATGTAAATCTATATAGGTTTAGTGGTAGAGCAATTAGACCATGGAGTGTAGAGTGGTTGTTTCCGACTGGTCTACCATAAAGATCATATCCAGCATCTATATCTACTTGCAAATAATCAATTTGTTTTGGAAAGTTATTTTTTTCAAAATAGTCAACATAATTAAAATTTAGGGCATCGCCAAAGCAAGGGTTTTTCCTATTTAGGTTAAACTCATCTTTCATAGAGTCTATGACTTCAAAAGATACACCAGACCAATCGTACTCTTGTTCTAACTGCCAGGTATTATTTCCATCACTATAGTGTGCTGCACCTAGTTCAACATAGTAGCCATTTTTCTTTTTATCTAAAATATCAATAATAAATCTTTCTTGGTCGGTAATATTATGCTTTATCATTTAAATAGGTCTCCTTTTAGTTTAGTTGGTAATTCTGTGGTTCCGTGTACAAAAACGGTAGAAAAATATCTTATGCTATCGCTTAGAACTGGCAAAGAGCCGTGCAATACATTTCCACCGTGAATATACAAAGATCCTGCTTTTGGCTTTATCGTTAAATTTAACTCTGGATATTCTAACTCTCCACCTTCGTAGTCACTATTATAATACAAACAAAACCCGTAGCCAATGTAGTATGGAAGATCTGGAATCCACTGATCTCTATGAGGCTTTATAAAGTCTCCTATTTTATATCTGCTTAAGTGCATCTTTGATGGGTAATATGAGTAAGACTCTAATAGCAATCTCATTCTTTCATTTATTGAATCAAAAATTGTTATATCTTTAAAAAGCAAGTTTTTACCATACCAAAAGTCTGGCGTCTTATGCTCATCATTTAATTCTTTGTCAAGCCAATCTTCTTCAGTGACGCTATTAATAATTTTATAGACTTCTTCATTCTCTTGATCAGTCAAAAAGTTCTCAACCTCATATACGTTATCAGATAATTTTAATATGTTCATAATTACCTAAAAATCGCATTTCCTAGATGGCTAATATTAAGGCTATTAACATTAAAGTGGCCTGGCAAAGAAGAAACCCAAAGTATAGAATTTGCCAGATCTTCTGCAGTTAAAGCATTTTCCTTTTTCTGCTCTCCTGTATCAATACTTCCAGGGCAGATCTCAGTTACCTTTATCTTACGTTCTGGAAACTCAAGCCTCATTGTTTCAACAAGACCTATTTGACCACGTTTAGCATTAGTATAATTACCCCCGCCAGGATGAGGAACATTTCCTGCTATAGATGTTATAAAGATAATTGTTGGAGACTCTGCTTTTTCCAGACAAGGAACAAAAAGTTGAGAAATATACATAGGGCCAGAAACATTAATGTCGTAAGCCCTTCTAAAGTTGTCCATGGTTTCTTCTATAATTCTTGTTGGACCAGCACCGCCACCTGCATTATTTACTAAAAGATCTAGAGTGATATCTTTATATTTTTCGTAGAACTCCTTAATTTTATCTTGGTCTGTAACATCTAAACTATAGACTTCTACATTGTCAGAAACTAGGTCTTTCATTTTTTCTAAATTTCTAGAAACTGCAATAACCTTATAGCCATTATTAGACAACAACTTTACAGTTGCTCTTCCAACACCCCTACTTGCCCCAGTAACAATTGCTGTTTTCATCTGTTGTCAGTTGGCTGTGTTCCGTCAGAAAGATCGTTATACCAGTGCATTGGAATCATATACTTAAATCCAGACTTTACGATATGGGCTGTATGATGATATGGAGGTGAAGATGGAAAAATAAGAACGCTTCCTGCTTCTGGTTTAATTCCAATAGTAATCTTACCAGTATCTTTTGCTATTTCATAGTCTTCTTCAGGCTTCCCATGTATGATTGGAGCATTTGGAGAAGTAATAGTAAATGATATTTCGCCACCTTCGTAGTCATCATTTAAATAAAATACTAATGAATACCTTAGTCTTTTATCTCCCTCTTGCTGGTCAAAGTGTGCACCCATAAATGTTCCAGCAGAATATTTCTTAATATCAAATACAGGAAGAATAATCGGTTCATCAAAATCTCCAAGAGATGTTGCATAATCTTTGCACACATTGTAAAATATGTCCGTTACAGTTTTATAGATATAGTCAAATGCCTCTTTGTCTTTTGGCTCATTTACTTTGGCCTCATCTAAAGAAACAACCTTTTGTGAACCGTAGGTATACATTTCCCCACTGCAGGTTGTCCAGTCTTGCCACTTTGTTATTGAGTTTCCTAGATCCTTGTTTTCTGTACTCTCAATAATTTCTATAAACTTCTTTGGGTCTGGAATAACATTTTTGTAGTAGTAAACATTTTTTTCTAATATTTCTTTATCCATTTTTATCTCCTTTATTATTGATGCTTTCAAGTTTACCATAGTATTCTTCAAAACTAATGATGCAAGGAATCTCATTTATAATTCTGGCATTATTTCTTCTCTTAATAAAGGTAACTCGCTCATCTTCCATTTCTTGCCATTTTTCTTTCCCATATTTTTCTTGCATTTCTAGCCACTTAGCGCTACCCTCGTAGTTATACCTCCAATAAGTTCTAATAATATACTTTTTCCCTTTTGTAGTTGCATTGACTCCGTGATAGTTTGGGTGGTTGGACGGGAACACCATAATGTCGCCTTCTCCAGGACTATAAGAAAACTCTTTTTCAACAGTTTGCAAATCTTTGTCAGCAAAAATTTTAAAGTTAATCTCCCCACCAGTGTATCCCTCATTTAGATAAAAGACTGCAGTAAGGCCAAACTTGACACCTGGCATATGCTCTAACTCTCTTTGATAGTCTGTGTGGTATGACATGTTATATGCAGCATCTTCCTGTTGACAATACATCGCTATATTCCATCCTGAGTAAATCCAATTATCAAACTCTATATTGTTTTCTTCTATATACTTTTTTGTAACTTCATAAAATAAGTCATTAATTTGATTTTCAAAATAAATATCAGACTCACTTTTATTACGATCAGAATGATAGTCAGATATTTGTTTTTTAAAATCTTCTACATTAGGAAAACTTATAAACTGACAGCCATGTTCAGAGACAGAGGCATTAGTTCCAAATAAATACCAGTCTTGCCACTCTCTATTTTTTTCAAAATACTCTATAAGATCTTTTCCATTTTTTAAAGCATTTTTAAAAATCCAGACATTGTGTATTTTTTCAATATTACATGTGTCCATGTGATTCCTGATCTTCATGAAGTTCCATATTGTTGTGTATCCAGTGGCTAGGAACCATATATTTAAAGTTACTCTTTACTAGATGTGCTGTGTGATAATATGGGGCAGAAGATGGGAAAATAATAATGCTTCCTGCTTTTGGCTTAAGACCAAACTGTATTTTTCCTTTACCCAAGGCCTCTTCATAGTCTAATTCTGGAGCAGGAACTTTGCTAACATCCTCATAATCTGATAACAAGAACGATATTTCTCCTCCTTCAAAATCATCATTTAGATACATAACAAGAGAGTATCTGAGGGTTTTGTCTCCATCTAACTGATCAAAGTGAGATCCCATCCCAATGCCTGAGTTATACTTTTTAATATTAAATGTTGGAAATAGACGTGGCTCATCACTATCTCCAATTGTCTTAGCATAGTCTGCAGACACATCATAAAAAGACTCCATGATGTTATTATAAATATATGTCATTTTTTCTTTATAATCTGGATCTATAAGTATATTATTTATTTGATTTATGTCAAAAGTTTTGGTTTTACCATAAAGAAAACTTTTATCGTTAGATGCTGTCCAGTCTAGCCAAGTTTCTCTTCCATACTCTTTATCAAGAGCATCAACTTCATCAATGGTCTGCATCAACTTATCAAAATTTTTAACACTATCTTCATAGTAATAAATTTTATTTTCTATCATTACTTTATTCATAGAATCATCATTTCCCTAGTATTTATTATTCTTATAAAAATCTATAACCTTTATAAAACCAACCAAAACATATCTGATTGGGCCAGCCTGTACGTGTCTTACTCCATGGTTAAACTCACTTGTACCAGGAAATACAATCAAAGATCCAGGCTTTGGCTTTATTTCTATGTCTTTATTAGTAAAAAATAACTCACCGCCATTATAGTTATCATTTATATATATAATTGTGGCATATCTAATAGATGGATCTGTATCTTGATCTGTATGAGCCTTTAACTGGATACCCTCTTGCATTCTCTGCAAAGTCTTTAGACCACTTGCCTCTAATGATGGATCTGCCAAGTTAACAAAATGGTTTAGTCTTTCAATAATTCCGTGTGTCACTGGTTCATTTTCAAGATTATAGTTTTTGTCTTCCCATCCTTGGGTTATCTCAAACTTTCCTTCTGCAACCAAGTTATCTACATCATCTCTGCCAAATTTTTCTAAACAAAACCTTTTAAGATTTTGTGTATACTCTATAAACCAGTCTTCTTCTGGCAAGCCATTAATTATATCTGTAATAATTTTAAGGTCATCTGAAGATAAAAAATTTTCAACAACAATAACATTATCTACAATTTCATTTACTACAAATCCACCATCTTCTAACTCTTGCTTTAAAAATGCAGTCATTTATCCCAACTCCTCAGCCTTATATGGTTTTCCTTCTACATCAAGTTTATATCCATCTTGAAGTAACTTTTGCCACTCTTCTTTTTCAACCTTTTGAGCATCTCTAATTTTTTGCATTTCTTCTTTCCATTGATCTCTAAGTTCTTGTGGATAAGCATCTTCTTCTCTATCATCCCAGAACGATCCAAGAGTATATCTAACACCTTTAGTGATTAGTGTTACTTCATGCATATTTTTATGTCCCCCAGCAAATGCTGCAAGCAATCCAGTTCTTGGAGGAATTTCGATATCATGACTTGGGAATCTTAACAAGCCTCCCTCAAAATCTTCATTTAAATACAAGAATGCAGCGTATCTGCTTCTTTCAAATGGTCCAGTATTTCCATGTTCATCTGTATTGTCTGAGTGTAGTCGTGCATATGCTCCTGGCTCCCACTTTTGTGTATGGTAACCAATCTGAACAACCTTTTCTCTAGGAATTTCATGGACAGAAGCAACTGCATCAATTATTCCACTTTTAACATCAGAAAAAAAGTTTGATGATAACCCAAACTCTTCTAGTTCTGCATCTCCGTCTTGTGGCAAAACAGAAGAATATGATTCATAAAAAGATATTGGTGTCCAACTAATCTTCTCGTTAGCAGCCTGTGCATCTAAAACTTGAATTGCCTTTTTGCACTCTTCTTCACTTAAAAAGTTTTCAAAAAGAATAATATCTTCTGTTAGCCTTACTTTATTATCTAGGTTCATCTTATCCTTCTTTCATTTTGTGCACTAAATCTGTTTGGATGTTCAGATCTAAACTTTTCCATTATTTCTGGCTGCATGCTTTGCCATACTTCTTTGCCAAACTCTTCTTCTTTTTCAAACCATTCATCATCACCAACAGAATATTTCATCCAGTACATTCTAGAAAGATACTTATTTGCTCCCTTTGCAGGCATTACGCCATGAATGTAAACAGATCCATTTTTTGTTAATATGTCTGGGTGACCTGATGGGAAAACCAAAAAATCTCCTGCCTCTGGCTTATACATAAAGGCTTCACCATCTACAATAAAGTCAATCTCTCCGCCTTCATAGTCATCATTAAAATAGGCAAGTGCCGTAACTGCAAACTTATATCCTGGGCTTACTATTGGCTCTCTAATATAGTCAGAGTGGTATGTCATTGCAACCTCACCCTCTATATCTGTTCTATATCTTGCTATTGATGGACCATTAAACACCCAGTCTTGTGTTTTAGTTCCATCTTTTGCTACGACCAGTCTATCTTGATCAAAATCAATACCCCTCTTGGAAATATAATCTCCTGTTACTGTATAAAAACCTTTAAATAGTTCAAGAATTGCCCTTTTTTGACTTTCCTGTTTTTCTGTTTTAGTTTCTATTTTTTCAATAGACTCAATATCTAGTCTATGTGGTAAACCTTTGAATGTTGGATTTAGATACTCTCCAAAAATACTCCACTGTGTCCATGGGCTAAATAAATCTTCTTCTTCACCAACAGAATTTTTTAATGCATTATAAGTATCTAAGATATCACTAAAAGCATTTTTGTATACAACTATATTAGGGTATATCTCAATTGATTCTATAGAGTTTTCTGTCATGGCTGTTTTTCCCCAGTGTGCTTTGTAATCTCCCAGAAAAATGGGCAGGTGTATCTAATACCACTCTTAATCTCTGTTACTCCGTGGATGTAGTTTTTGTCCCCTGGGAAAAAATATGCTGCACCCTTTTTAGGTTTAAACTGAACCCCTTGCAGGGGAAAGTATAACTCTCCACCTTCATAGTCGTCATTTAAATAAAACAAACTGGAAAGATCATAGTTAGGAAAATCGTTTGGTGTTCCAGCATCTGGACCTTCATGTAGTTCTTTATCTGCGTGTGGATTCTGGAACTGTCCAGGTAGCCATTTAACAATTGTTGTACCAGTAGGGATGACTTCTACCTTATAAAACTCTTCGACAATTGGCTTTAGTCTTTGAAAAAGACCAGCAACTATTGGAGATATTTTAGGATCATTTTTATCTAAAGTTGGCTGAGTGGC